TCGCCAATCCAGTAGATTTCTGCAAGATAGCCGTCAAAATGATTGCTATTGCTTACATGACGGCAAATGTTCCATTGATTGTTTCGATTAAATAGCGTTGCAGTACCCGTAAAACCGCTAACTCGCTCACCATTAACATAGCAAACCCATGTTCCGGCATTACTGGAAAAAACTATATGATACCAGCCAGAAGTATCACGGTAGACCGGGGTGCTGTTGTAAACGGTTGCTCCGTTGTAAAGCCGAAGCGTGTCAGTGCTGGTGACAAACGCCATGCCACTTGCACCACTTTCTTCACTGAAGAAATATTGGTTGTTGCCAGTCGATAGTTGCCCACGTTTCAACCACAGCGAAAATGTCCAAGTATCACCTTCGTCGGTGCTAAATGTTCTGGTCAGATACGCTGAATCACTTCGATTAAACCGAATCGACTGGTCGATGTTGTACCCGCCGGCCGAGACCTTCGTGGTGCCTTGGATGATCGACATTATGCAAACGCCGCGCTTGTGGTGACGTAGGCGTTAGTGCCGTCGTCGTAGTATGAGAGCCAGTAGGTGCCAGCAGTCGAGATCGTTGTGGCCAAGCTAGCGTCACCCTTGGTCGTCGCCGCGAGGCTGATCGCGTGGCCGCCTGTGTTAATCAGCAAGATGTTGCCCGACTGACCGGCGGTGTGATTGGTGAATGTCAGCGTGCCGGTGCCGGTGGGGGTGCATTTGAAGTTATTCGTGACGCTGAGATCGAAGCTGAGATCGTTGTCGGTGGTGATCGTGCCGCGCTGGCTGATGGTAAAGGTCTGAGCCACGTCGGTCTTCGCCGTGTCGGCGTCGTAGGCCTGCACGTCAGAGCCGATAGCTACGCCAAGGTTCGTGCGGGCACCGGAGGCGGTGCTTGCGCCTGTACCACCATCAGCTACCGTAATATCTGTAATTCCAGTTACCGAGCCACCAGTTATGGATACGCTGTTGGAGTTCTGAGTAGCGATGGTCTCAAGACCAAGGTTTGTCCGAGCGGTTGCCGCGTCACTGGCACCTGTGCCGCCGTCGGCAACGGCTAGATCGGTGATCCCGCTTATTACACCGCCCGTGATGTTTACCGAACTCATGGCCAAGTTGGCCGTGAAATCGGAGACGGCCGCCCCGGAACCAGCGCCGTCCGCGTAGATGATCTTCGTATCGCCGTTGGCGACGGTCACATTCGAGCCACTGCCCTGCGTAAAGATAGCGCTCTCGCCGCTCGAATTGACAACGAAATACAGCTTTTCCTGATCGTTAGGGCTGATCGTGATCGTATTGGTTCCAGAAGGACTGCCGCCGAGTACAAGTACCCGGTACATACCGTCCGACAGGGCCCCGTCACTGGTCGTCAGCGTGTGGGTCGTGCCGCTAAGGCTGATAGTCCCGACACCATCGATAGCGCGGTCGATAATGTCCATGTTGACATTAACGGTGTCGCCCCATGTGCCGGACTGATCTCCAGTTGCTGGCTTCTCAATGCCTAGATTTGAGGTGTAAGAAGAAGTCATCGCTGTTTTCCCTTATGCAGCAATCTGGTCCCAGTTTGGGACCTGAACCGGAGCCACGGTACTCCAGCTAGGAGACTGATCCGGTATTATAGACCCCCACACATTTATTCTACCAGCATAACCAGTAGCCGACAAACCCGTTATCAAAACGGTCTGGTTAACTACTATCGAAACACTACCAATCGCCGAGGTAGCAGAAAGACCCGTAACCGGGACATCTTTCGGTATGGCCGCTACGACATTACCAAGAGCAGAGGTGCCGGATAGGCCCGTTACCTCCACCACGTAACGAGTTGCCACGGACACGGTGCCCACCGCGCCCGTTGCGCTTATACCGGTGGGAGAGACAACGGCCTCACCCGTCACTGTGACACTGCCAACACCGCCTGTGCTAGACAGGCCTGTAACGGCGACGTTAGCCGCACCCGAGACAGAAACGGATTGCACCGACCCCGTAGCGGAAAGGCCGGTAACCGATAGGTTGGCGTCAGTTTGAACGGATACCGTGCCTACGGACCCTGTGACGGAAAGGCCGGTAACCGGTACGTTTGCCTCACCTAAAACAGATACGGTCCCTACCGCACTGGCCGCAGAAAGGCCCGTGAGCACGACTGGAACCGCCGTGCCCCACGCCCCCTCAGACCATGTACCTCGGCCCCAACCCGTTATAGCCGCCACGAGAACCCCCGTATCAGGCTATACGGATGATCGCATTCGAGGCATCGGCGGTCGGGAACTGGATAACGAAGTCACCGGACGAGGAACTCTTGTCCCCGCCGAAGGCCAAGACCACTACCGACGGGTCTCCGGCGGCGGTGTCGTTATAGATCAACGCGCCGTTGGCCGTGATGGTAGAGGACGAGAACGTCAGATCGGCAAAATCGGTGTATGCCGTCGTTCCGCTTGTCGTCGGGGTGACGTTCGTCAACGTACCGCCTCCCGCACTATAGCCCGTACCGCTAGTCTCGTTAGTGGCGCTATAAGCGGTCGTGGTTGCATCAAGCGTAGCCGAGCTAGTGTAAAGGGCCAGCTTGAACGTATTCCCCGTCGATGCAGTAAAATCGTGCGTCCCCGTCATGAGTTCTTTCTTGAAGGAAGTGCACATCGCTTGTGTAATTGCCATTATAGCCTCCTGATAGCTTCGGCAAGGTCCGGATGCCCTGCATCCTTCAACGCATTATAGATAGTAGTCCTGTCGCTCTTAATAGCCTCGCGCATGTAGAAGGCTACTAGCTTTTCCAGATGCCCGCGAAAAGCCTTGGCTTGGTCGCGAATAGCTGGATGTGCGCTGTCCGAAACAGAGATAATCCGTTCGACACAACGGGCGGCAACCTCGTCGGGAGAAAACCCACGGTTTTCGGTGGTTTCAACCTTGACGACAGGTGTCTGCGGGATATCAAACTTCAAACCAAACATCAGACCTTCTCTCGTATGATCAGTCCAGTCCGATAGGCATCTGTATCCTCAACCGCTTCACCGTAGTTCTTCAACCGACCTACCGCCTCGATAAACTGGGTGGCGTAGTTCTGCATGACATCGGCCTCTCCCTTCATAAAGGTATAAGCCTCCAGAAGAGAGCCAAACAACATCGCTACGGGCGCATTGGTACTGAGCCACGTCGTACCAGAATCCCCCTGCGTAACAAGGCTGGCCGGCCGATAGAAGTAGTGCAGTTCCACGGTATAGTCACTATCCGGGGTAGGGGCCAGAATAAAGTTGCTGATGTCGAAGTACCCGTAATACCGTGGAGTACCGGTCGTGGAAGAGTTTGGATTGAACGACTGCAAAAAGTTCACATCCTTGTACAGGAGGAACTCCTTATTAGAACCGTTCAAGATAGACAACGAGTTCGGGGCCAAAAAGTCCGCAGGAGCCGCCAAATACTGGTTACCCGTACTGGCAGAACCAGTAACATTCTTGCGAAAAACTGTAAGCTGCACACTCTTGAGGATACGTTCCTCAGTGTTCTGAATGAACGAATCGATGTTATTGACGAACGTGGTCTCGTCGTTGTCCGTATAGTCTTGGATAGCTTGCTTTAGCTGGGCGTATGTATAGCTCATGTCGTCACCACCGTGACGCGACCCACGCTGCTAATAAGCTGGGTGGCCACCCTATATGTTGGAAAGCTGCTCCCACCAACAGGCACGTCCATAGGCTCTACCCGGTCCGGACGCGCATTTTTCAGCGCCTGCGGGTCATCCACACGCGGGAAGGGCTCAAGCTGCGGATGCTTTGGCTCGTACTCGTCCGGTCCGACAAGCAGTCCCGTCCACTCCTTACGCATATCGCCATAGCGGTAACGCTGCCCGGAGCGGTCCGAGATTGCGTAGGAGTTCTTGCCGCTTGCGAACTTAGCCATGATCAGGACCCGTAATAGGCCGGAGCCGGAGCAACATTGAAGGAGGCCCGGTCACGGTCCTCCGAGATGGCCCTCTCAAGCTCCTCGTCATAGATCGCCTTGAGAACCGGAATACGGTTAGGAGCTCTTTTTATCGAGATATAATACGCCAAACCGGCGGCCAGACACGGATAGAAGCGGAAGGGCACTTCCATCGTGTTAGTGAACGTGTCCGCGTCATCCATGCGCGTGAGCGCGTCGTAGTACAGAACGTCCGTGCTGTTCTCTGGCACCGGCCAAATCTTCAAAACCGGCGTGATCTGCCTATCCAGAAAGAACTGGCTCGCGCGCCCTTGCGTAGTCTTTGTCGGGATCGACAGGTAGGTGTCACGGCTAATGCGGTCCAGCGCATAATCAGTTCCGTCCCGACGAACAACGACAGATAGAATATCAATCACGTCCGCATTCAGAGTGTAGTCGCCGTCCGAGGTTGTAAGGGCCTGAGAACGCTGGGAAATCGTCCACTGGTTCAGGCCCCGGTTGGCCCACTCCGCAAGCATAAGGTTGAGAGACCGCTTGGCCGTCTTCAGATCATAGCCAGTCCGAACCTCCAGACCGCACCGCTCGAAGGCTTCTTCGACGTAATCAGCAACATCAAGCTCGAAATTGGTGCTTCCAGAGGTAGCCATTAGCTTCTCTTCCTAGCTTTCTTCGCCGTCTTCGCCGCCTGCTTGAAGGCCTTGTCAGAGGGCGCGCCCTTACTGCCCGGCTTACGCATCTTCTCACCGGAGCCCGCCGCAATGCGCTCACGCTTGCGGCGGATGTTCTCATAGAGGCCGGTCTTAGCCATCAGCAACCCTTCACGGCACCACCGCCGCGCATCTTCTTGACCATGCCACCGCCGCGCATCTTCTTGACCTTACCACCGGCCTTGACCGGACGGTCCTTACCCTTCTGGCCGTTCATGGCCATTTCTTTACGAGGGCTCATTGCCATTTCTAAGTCTCCGATAGAGGTTTTCCCGACGACGAAAGATGTCTGCGGCGTCATACTCCGCCAGATAGGCCTCATAATAGCCCTTTTCCGACAGTTTGTCCGCAGATTCCTGTACTTTACTCAAACGCTGGACAAACGTCATTGCATATGGCGTCCCAATCTCTGGGTTGAACGTGCCGTCGTCAATAAACTCATTCGGCTCGTCTTCCGGGTGAAAACCCATTAGCCATATGTCCCGGTCAATGAAAAACCCATCAGAGATGGCTTTATTCAACTCGTCAAGGTAATCATGGAACCGGTCCGGGTCTGGATCGTATCGAGTCTCGACTAGGATGACCAGATCGTACCGGTCCTCAAACGTCGAAATAACCCTGTACAAGGACTGGTAGCTGGGCTCGTGCTTGAAGATGATCAGAACACGGTCGTCGGCCCACGCTTTACGCGCATACGGACAGGGGGGAAGGCCCCCAAAAAAGGCGTTTGGCAACTCAAGGGCGTGCGCGGACCACGCCCTTATTTCGTCGCAGATTGTTCTCTCAACGCCAACGTAGAACTGCATGTCATTTTACAAAGACGAGGAGGGCCGTAACTACAGCGGCAAGCTGCGCCGCAATGCCGACCAACACGCCCCACATTTTGAGGTCAAGGCGAGCCACATCGTCTTGGAGGTGCTTAAGATGGTTTGTTTCAAGGCGGTGAAGTACTTCACTGATTACTCCTACTTTCTTGTCAAGTTCATGTATATCAACCTCGGCCATAATATCACCACGCCTTGCAGGACCAATACCTAGCAGAGAATTTATCCGAAGCGGTGTCGCAAGAATGACGAGCGCGGAAGTTGGCCCGACGTCCCGGCTGGTCCTTCTTAATACTCATGTTTGGGTCGCCAAACCGGACGAGCTTCACCTCAGACCCCTTCTTGGCGAGTACCGCGCTCTTCTTGGCCTTACCCGGAGTCCGTTTCGGCTTGTTGTAGCCAGCAAAAGTTTCGCCTCGATAACTAATCCGGCCCGAGGGCAGCCGCTTAACGTCCTTGGTGGTGGCCATCACAGGGTATCCCCGTTTTTAATATAAGTCATATCGAGAGTAGCAGAGGCAGTAATTGTTCCCCCCGCGGAGTCGGCAACTGCACGAACTTCGATATCTGTTTTTTCTGTAAAAATAATGGGGTTCCAGTATGGAATGTTGGTTGAGTTATTGGCTAAAGTTACCCGGTCTCTAACATTGAAGACCCCGCCATTCGGTCGTGAGACCAACGTAAAAATAGCAAATTTGCCCGCAGAAGAAGACGCTGAAACATCTTTTTGGTGGAGATAAGCCGTGTAGCCCACTGGAACAGTCCAAAGACACATAAGCGTCTGGTTATCCCCGATAGCAACGGTGGCGTATTTATTTGTGGGAACACCGCCGGAAGGAGTGGCCTCCGTACCCACATACAAAACGCCCACATTAGCTCCAACAGAACCGGCGGTGTTTACAATAATACGATTGACGCGATACCAGTTGAAAGCACCGTTTAACTGGACCCCGGTTTGACCGTTTAACGAGACTGTTACGCTTATCTGCTCAAAATCAGCGTCCAATCCATAAACCGTGGCTGTTCTAGCGCCGGTTCCAGCCGCTGTGTCATCTG